CGGAAAATTGCATTTTCTCGCGTGTAAAAGACATTTAGACGACCTAAAGCGGCAAAACAAGCCGGATTTTCCGTATTACTGGGATCCAAACAAGGCCGCGGAGGTCCTAAATTACGCCGAAACGCTCACGATCGCCGAGGGTGACGCTCCGAAGCCGGTTAAATTGATCGATTCTCAGGCGTTCGATATCGGGATTACGTTCGGATGGCTCAAAAGCACGAATAATAAGCGCCGTTTCCGCCGGAGATATAAGTCGATGGCCAGGCAGAACGGTAAAACGTTCGAAAATGGTATTATGGGAACGTATATCGCCGGTTTCGGTGGCTATAATTACGGTAAGCTTTTCACGGTTGCGACAAAAAAGCGACAGGCGCGTCTCGCCTGGGAGGAAATGGCGAAATTTATTACCATTGATCCAGATCTCGGCGAGTATTTCGACGTCAAAGATTATAAAAGCGTGATCGAGTGTCTCGGAACGTATTGCACGATCGAGGCTCTATCTAAAGAGGCCGGTCTTGACGACGGTTTCCGGTCGATATACAGCTCGATCGATGAGATACATCAGCATAAAGACAATAAGATATATAAGGCGTTATATAACGGTACGAGGTCTCTCCCGGAGACTCTCGTCTCGATGATAACGACGCGCGGCGATCGGCTTAACTCTTTTTGTAAAGAGATGGACGATTACGCGATTAAGATCCTCAACGGTTTAGCGACCGCCGAGGATTTTTTTGTTGATATTTATTGTTTGGATCCGGACGACGATCCGTTTAATCCGGATAACTGGATTAAAGCGAATCCGTTTATTTGTGCTCCTGGTAACGAGGAGCTTTTCGAGGTCCTTAAAACCGACGCTCAGACTGCTAAAGATATGGGCGGCTCGGATCTCCGGGACTTTTTGACGAAATCGCTTAATATGTGGGTCGAAAATACCGACGACTCGTTTATCAATACGGAAAAATGGGCGAAATGTGCCTCGGATCGGACGCTTAACGACTTTAAGGGCCGTAAGTGTTGGGTCGGCCTGGATCTCTCGTCCGGCGGCGACTTGACGACGATCGCGCTCGAATTTGAGGAGCCAGAGGATAAATATTATATTTATTCTCATTCTTTCATGCCGCGCGGCCGTCTTGAGGAGCATATCGAAACAGATCTCGCGCCTTATGACTTATGGGAACAAATGGAGCTTGTAACCGTAACCGGCGGATCCGGAGACTTTAAGAACGATTACAAATTTATAATTAACCATTTGCGGGAGCTTAAAGAGAGTTACGATCTTGAATTTATGGGAGTCGGTATCGATCCTCATAACGCCGACGGTATTCTCGCGGATCTTGAGGCGTTCGGGTGTCCTGTTATTGTCGTCACTCAGTCCGCGCGATCCCTTAATGACGCGACAGTCGATATACAGCTCGTCGTTAAATCGGAAAACCTGGAATATAACCGTAACAATGAGCTTTTGACGTGGTCTTTTGTGAACGCGAAGGTCGTCCGGAACAGTTTCGACGAGATAAAGGTTGATAAGCGGCCCGGTCAGCGCTTTAAGCGTATCGATCCGGTCGACGCCGTGATCGACGCTCACGCTTGCATGATTAAGCACAAAACGAAAGAGGTCGTCGACGTACAGAGCGAGCTCGAAAAATATCTTGACGCTATGGGTTGGAAAACATAACAAGGGGGTGATCCGATGGATAGTATTTTACAAGGCACGACGCCGACGCTTACGATCGCGATCGATCCGACGGATTTCGCCGTTTCGAACATTGTCGCGCTTGAGCTTGCGGTCAAACAGCAGAATAACGTCACTGTTTATAATATTTTTGACGTGACGATCGATCCCGTCGCGAATACGATCGCTTATACCTTTACGGAGGCCGAGACGCTCGCCTTTATTCCGGACGCGTGGGTATCGGTACAATTAAGATTTTTATTTGCAGACGGTAATATATGCGGTACTAACCGGATGAATTTTAACGTTAACGATCTTATAAGCTCGGAGGTGTTATCGACATGAGCGTATATCGTACGGTTACAGTTACTCCGACGCTCTCAAACAATAATATAACAGTCGTTCCGGATATATCGGATAACGACGTAAACGCGTCGGCTAAAATGACGAATCAGGTCCAGATCAATAACACGTCGGATTATCAATCACTCATGAATAAGCCTCAGATCGAGAGCGTCGAGTTGATCGGTAATAAGTCGTTTAACGATCTTGGATTATCCAGTCTTTCAAATATGCAGATCGAGCAAATTTTAGGAGGGTTAGACAATGGCTCAGATTAACTTTTTAGATGAAAACGGACTCTTGTATTTGTGGCAAAGAATAAAAGCGATTTTCGCGACCGAGGCCGATTTAACGGCTCTCGAAAATACCGTATCCGGATTAGTCGCCGAGGGCGGCGAGCCGAACGTTATCGAGACGATCCAGGTTAACGGATCCGCTCAGACGGTCAGTAACAAGACGGTAAATATCACGGTTCCGACTAATAACAATCAGCTCGCAAACGGAGCCGGTTATCAGACGGCCGCTCAGGTGACGAGCGCGATCGATCAGGCGATACAGGGCGTCAGTCAATTTGATTTCGAGGTCGTCTCCGTGTTACCGACGACCGGCGAAAAAGGAACGATCTATCTCGTACCGATCGCGGGCCGGACAAATGTTTATAACGAGTATATTTACGTCAATAACTCCTGGGAGCAGATCGGGACGACGGATATCGATCTCTCCGGATACGTACAGACGAGCGACCTCGTCGCGATCACTAACTCGGAGATCGATACGATTATCGCCTCTTAAGGGGGTGTGATCTTGAAATACTTAAATCTCGACGGACTTTTGTACTTTTGGAAGAGTATAAAGGTCCGTTTTAAAAAGATCGAGAATCAGCTACCGAGTACGATAAGCGGGGTCCCGGTCAATGCGACGACCGGAGCTATGGAGCTATGGAGTCATGACCTTAATACGGTCACGGCGACCGGCTTTTATAACGCGATTACGTGCCGAAATGCGAAATATCAATATAGTACGCTAATCGTTATCGGGTACTATCTCGCCGGTTATTGTACTCAGATCCAGACGGACGTCACGACCGGAGCGGTCGCCGTACGTCAGCAAATAAATTATAGTTGGACCGCGTGGAAAACGGTCTCAATGTCCTAAAGGAGGTGAAAAGGTGGGATTTATAAAGGACTTTAAAGAGTTCCGGCAACAGCGCCGGGAGACCGAAAAAGCGACGGTCGAACAGACTCCGAGTCAGCTCGTCGAATGGCAAAATCTCGCGGCGTGGCTCGGCTTATCCGATACCTCCGAGGACGCTTTATCCGAGGCGACCTATTTCGCATGTATGAAGGTCTTAAGCGAGGGGATCGGTAAACTCCCGCTTAAGCTATTACGGCATACGGACCGCGACGGAGTAGCCGCGGCGCGAGATAATCCGTTATGGTTTGTCGTGCATGACCGGCCTAATCCGTATATGACCGCTACCACTTTTTGGAGTACGGTCGAGTTTAATCGGAATCATTACGGTAATGCTTACGTATGGATCGAGGGCGCGGGCAAAAATACGCGGCTTTGGATTTTACCGAGTTATGACGTTGAGGTATGGTATGACGACGCTATGATCCTCTCAGACGTGCCGGATATATATTATCTGTATTCCGGACCGAGTAAACTTTATTATTTCGGGTCCGAGGAGATCTTACACTTTAAAGGGTCCAATACTTTAGACGGGATTGTCGGGATCTCCGTACAGGATCAACTCGCGGCGACCGTAAAAGCCGGAGCAAAGTCTCAACAGCTTTTAAATGATATGTACGACTCCGGTTTTACGGCTAAAGCCGTTTTACAATATACCGGATCCCTTAACGACGACAACGTTAAGACGTTCGTCCAGGGGATCGAAAATTACGCGAAAGGTAAGCTAAAGGCCGAGGGCGTGGAGAATATTATCCCGATCCCTCTCGGCGCGACGCTTACGCCGCTTAACGTTAAGCTCGCCGATAACCAGTTTATCGAGGTCCGACAGTATACCGCTTTACAGATCGCGAGCGCGTTCGGGATAAAGCCGTACCAGATCGGCGATTATACTAAGTCCAGTTATGCGAGCGCGGAGGCTCAGCAATTAAGCTTTTACGTCGATACTCTTCTTTATATCGTCAAACAGTACGAGGAGGAGTTAACTTATAAGCTCTTATCACGCGAGGACGTGGACAAGGGCCTATATTTTAAATTTAACATTGACGTTATCCTCCGGGCGGATTTCGCGACAAAAATACAAACGCTTTCGACGGCGGTCAATAGTTTTCTTATGACGCCGAACGAGGCCCGCGGAAAACTGGATCTCGAAAAGGTAGACGGGGGCGATAAGCTCCTCGGTAACGGCGCGAGTATCCCGGTAGAATATACCGGATCTCAATATACGGAGGGTCTTGTTACAGACTCTAACACTTAAGGAAAGGGGGATTAAAAGGGTGGCTATTGACGAAAGAATTAACTTGTTTGAGGACGGCACGATCTCGAAGTCCGTCGAGCTAGAGATCCAGGACGTGACCGAGGAGGATCTCCGGAAGATAAACAAATTTACATTGTCTCCCGTAAAGGCCGAGGACGTCTTTGTTTTTAAGACAATGATCGGCGATAACGAGACGGACGATCGCAATCATGAGCCGTTTAACTTACAGGCGCTTAAGGATCTTAAGAGTCTTTACGTTGGTAAAACGGTCATAAAGGATCATAGGCGGACAGCAGATAACCAGGTCGCGCGAGTGTACGATACGGAGCTTATCACAGAACCGCGGCTCACTAAAGCGGGCGAGCCGTTTACAAAGTTGATCGCGAAAAATTATATGATCCGGACAGCAAGTAACGAGGATCTTATAAAAGAGATCCAGGGCGGCATAAAAAAAGAAGTGTCGACCGGTGTACGTCCGAAAAAACTGATATGTAATATTTGCGGCTCGGATAATATGAAAACGTATTGTCCTCATTGGCCGGGCGTCGAGTATGACAAAGATACCGGTAAAACGACCTGTTTAATGACGATCGACGGCGCTAAAGAGGCTTACGAGCTCTCACTCGTGGCGGTTCC